AGAATTTATTGATGATTATGTAAAAAGAGATGGTTCACGAACAATTACAGGCAGCTTAATTTTTGAAGGTGGTAGCGAAGATGATAACGAAACAACACTAGCAATAACAGACCCTACTGCTGATCGAACAATAACCATACCTGATGTTACAGGTACAGTCGTAACCACAGGAGACACAGGCACAGTCTCTAGAACTATGATAGCAGGTGACGCAATCAACGGAACAAAAATAGCTAATGATTCTATAAATTCAGAACATTATGTCAACCTGTCTATAGATACAGAACATATTGCAAACGAACAAGTTACAACTGCTAAGATAGCTAATCTAAATGTAACAAGCTCTAAAATTGCAGACTTAAATGTAACTAGAGGTAAGCTAGAAGCTGACGCAGTTGATGGAACTAAATTAGCTGATAATGCTGTTGATTCTGAACATTATACTGATGGTTCTATAGATCATGTACATTTATCCAATGATGCAGTAGATGGAGATAATATAGCTGATAACTCTATTAACTCAGAGCATTATGTAGATGGGTCTATTGACCATGTACATTTAGCTAACGACATTATAGATGGAGATAACATACAAGATAATGTAATCAACTCTGAACATTATGTAGATGGATCTATTGACCATGTACATTTAGCTAACGACATTATAGATGGTGACAATATTCAAGACAGTGTTATTAATTCAGAGCATTATGTAGATGGTTCTATAGATAGAGAACATTTAGCAGCAGATATTGTAGATGGTACAAAAATAGCTGATGATAGTGTTGACTCTGAACACATAGCTGCTGGTGCTTTAGATAACGAGCATTATGCTGCTGGATCTATTACATCTGATAAATTAAATGGTGCAACTGTTGTTACTAACAGTGAACAGTCTGGTTACAGTGTAAATGACACTTCTTTCTTTACAACTGCTGCTGCTGAAGCTAGATACTTTAATATTTCAACTGGGGAAACTATTAAAGATGGTGACACATTTCCAGATAATGATACAACTATTGCTACAACCGCAGCTATCAATGACAGAATTATTGATCTTGTAGATGATGTTGGTGGTTTTGTACCGATAGCAAGCGAAACAGATTTTCCTACAGCCAATCCTGATGTTAATAATGGAAGTGGTACTCTTGTATCTATTAAAGCTATAGGAAGTACACGCACACCGAGTAGCGGTACAGTTACTATTTCTAATGGTTCTGGATCTAATACTGTAACAATTACAGGTTGTGGCACTACAGTTCTTACAGCAGGGTTTGGTGTAATTGTAGAAACTACATCTACATTACATACATACGCATTTCATAGATTAGTACCAAAAGCAACAGAGGTTACGATTGTAGCTGCAAACGCAACTAACATTGCTGCTGCTGGTGCTAACACAACAAATATTAATACTGTAGCTGGTAATAATTCAAATATTAATACTGTAGCTGGTATTTCTAGCAACGTAACAACTGTAGCTGGTATATCATCTAACGTAACAACAGTTGCAGGTATATCGTCTGACGTTACTGCTGTTGCGGCAGATGCAAGTGATATTGGTGCTGTGGCTGCAAAAGCAACAGAGATAGGAAGGTTAGGTACTGCTGATGCGGTAGCTGATATGAATACTTTAGGTACTTCAGCAATCGTATCTGATATGGATACACTGGCTGACATCTCAAGTAATATTACAACTGTAGCTGGCATCTCAGGTAATGTGACAACAGTTGCAGGTATATCAAGCAATGTCACTACTGTTGCAAATGCTAACTCCAACATTACAACAGTTGCAGGTGCTAACAGTAATATCAGTACAGTTGCAGGTGCTATAGCAAACGTAAACACAACTGCAAGTAATATTGCAGATGTAAATAACTTTGCTGCTACATATCAGATAGCTTCTTCCGCACCTTCAACAGATGGTGCTGGTAATGCTCTAGCTGCTGGTGATTTATACTTTGATACAACTGCTAACGAGCTAAGAGTACATAACGGATCTACATTTCAAGGTGGTGTAACAGCTACAGGTAACTTAGCTGGTTTAGGTGCTAACACATTTACTGGAAACCAATCTTATGGTGATAATATAAAAAATATATATGGTGCAGGGTCAGATTTAGAAATATTCCATAATGCTAATGACTCTATAATTAATGATGCTGGACAAGGTAGTTTAAAATTACAATCTGGTGGTAGTACAAAAATAGAAGTTACAAGTACAGGAACTTCTATTACAGGTAATGTTGTTGTAACAGGCAACGTAGATGGTAGAGATGTATCTGCTGATGGTACAAAGTTAGACGGTATTGAAGCGTCAGCTACAGCAGATCAGACAGCAGCAGAAATTAGAACACTTGTAGAAAGTGCTAGTGACAGTAATGTTTTTACAGACGCAGATCATACAAAGCTTAATGGTATAGAAACTGCTGCTACCGCAGACCAGACTGCTGCTGAGATTAGAACATTAGTTGAATCCGCATCAGATAGTAATGTGTTTACTGATGCTGACCATAGCAAACTTAATGGTATTGAAGCTAGTGCTACCGCAGACCAGACAGCAAGTGAAATTGTAAGTTTGCTTTCTGATCAAAATATCTCTACAACTGGAACTTTAGCTTCTGGCAATCTTACTATTACAAGTACACAACCTTTCTTATCTCTTCAAGATTCAAATGATGAAAATGATTTTGAAGTAGGTAATGCTGGTGGAACTTTTAGAGTAAGAGATGTTGATGCTGCGGTTAATAGATTAACTATTAATTCAAGTGGTACAGCAGCGTTTAGTGGCAACCTAGACGTTGGTGCTGGTCTTGATGTAACAGGAAGTATTCAAGGGACAAGTAGTGTTGTCGCTGGTCTAGGTGGTGGAGGTGTTGCTTTAACTATTAATGATGGATATGGTAACGCAAATGTTTGTTTTAACCACAAATCAGGAACTCCAGAGCAAAACGGAAACGCAGGAAGAATATTAGTTAACACAGACTCAACTTCTTCAGCTAATATGCAATTTCAGGTGAAAAGCAATGTAACAAGCGGAAGTGCTGGTGGTCTGACAAGTGTTTTGGCTTTATATGAAACAAATGTTGTTCCCCCTACTGATAGTGCAATTGATTTAGGTTCGAGTAGCAAAAGATGGGCGAATGGTTATTTTGATGCTTTAAATGTTGCAGGTGATGTAACTATAACTGATGATTTATTTCTCCAAGATAATCTCTATATGGGTGATACCGATGCCTTTATAATGGGAGATAGTGAAGATCTTATTATAAAGCATGATGGAACCCATAACTTCATACAAACAGGTGGTCCCGATATAATTATTTATGGTACAGGTGAAGATTTAGCGAAGTTTATAGATGATGGAGCCGTTGAACTGTATTACGATGGTACTAAAAGGTTTGAAACAACTTCAACTGGAGTAGCAGCTACAGGTGACTTGGATCTTCTAGATTCTGGTTTTGTAGAATTACGTATAAAAAGTACAAATAATGATGCTGTTATACAACTAACATCTAATAATGATGACGATAAAGATTGGACAATTAGAAATGATTATTCAAACTCTTTTGATTTAGATTTCAGGTATAACAATAGCCGTAAAATGGATCTTGATGCTAGTGGTAATCTTACTGTTGTTGGTAACGTAGCAACCCCTACAATAAAAAGTGCTTCTGCCGCAGCACCAGTATTTCAAAACAGTTCTGGAACTGAGATAGGAACCCTTTGTAAAGCTTGGGTAAACTTTGCTGCTGGTAATGCTTCTATCAGAGATGACTTTAACGTAAGTTCAGTAACAGATAATGGAAATGGTAATTATACTGTTAACTTTGCTGCTGCGTTTTCTGATGATGATTATGCTTTCGCTTTAGGTGCTGGTAGGGGTACAAATAACGGTGCAATATGTGTACAGCAAGAAGGATCTGATGGAATGACCACAACACAATTTCAAATGAAAACAAGAAATTTAAGTAATAACCAAGAAGACTTTACTCATGTTTCAGCAGCTTTTTTCCGTTAATATTTAATATATACTGAAAGAAAAAACTTATGGCTAATTCTGATTACAGATTTGTTTACACGAGAGATGATGGGGGTATAACAATATGCTGCCCTTCAGATAATTGCGGTTTAACTTTAGATGAGATTAAAGCTAAAGATTGCCCTAGTGGTAAGACAGTTTATACTGTTAATAAATCTGCAATTCCTACAGATAGGAGTTTTAGAGATGCTTGGACTTATACGGAGTAAAAAATGGGATTTGGCATAGACATGGCAAAAGCCAGAGAAATTCACAAAACAAACATTAGAGAAGCTAGAGATCCAAAACTTAAAGAATTGGATATTGAATATCAAAGAGCAGATGAAGCAAATGATACATCTAAAAAGTCAGAAATAGCTGCTAAAAAACAAGCACTTAGAGATGCTCCTGCTGATTCTGGGATAGCAGCAGCTTCAGATGTAGCAACACTGAAATCACAATGGAGAACTGATATACTAGGCACATCTCCATATAACTAATGACAAAACCAACAACCGAACAACTACAATCTGAATTACAAGATATAGTAAATAAACACAGTCAAGCAAAACAAGTTATTGCACAATGTGAAAAAAGATTTATTGAATTAACAGCTATAATTAAAGATAGAACAACAACTGATTCTGATGCCACTTAAAGGAAAACAGTACAAGATTGATGCTGATGGTGATAAAAAAATCACCAAAAAAGATTTCTTGTTAATTGCTGCAAGAAAGAAAAAAATGAAGAAGAATGGAAATAAATCTGCCTGATTTACCAGATACAGATTATATTCTCGTTCCACCTAATTTTCTGCTGAAGAAGAAACAACATCTTCAACGGAGGAAGTGTTAGAAGTAACACCAGAGACAATACAGACAGACCTGCCAACCACCAAAGAAACTTTATCAAATGAAGAACCTGTAGCTACATTTAATTTACCATTTTTTGGTGAAATGCCTATACCTGCACCAGAGGTCATAGCGTCAAGTGTTATAGCAAGTGGAGTATCAGCAACAGCAGCAGTAACAGGTTCAATAATTTTGCAAAGCGTTATTAATCAATTAAAGAAAGTAATGACAAAAATATTTAAAAAAGTACTAAAAAAAGAAATTACTAATCAGAAAAAAGATTAGAGTTAGCTTTTACATAACTTCGTATATTGATTACATCACTACAGATGTATGCGAATTTAGAAGCAGGGTTTATCATGTAACCTGATGCGTGAAGCTGTCCGCACTTCAAAATACGAACTAGGTGCTTATCATGCTCTTGCTTGTCTAGTTCTTCTTTGGCTAGGTCTAGCTTTACTTTTGCTAATTCAGAACAAGTTTTATTATTAGATCCAAGAGGAACCATAAATGACATTTGAA